GTTACTAATCCACCAGAAAAGTCTCTAATACGCATTTTTGGCATTAGAAATCCTTGTAGTTAATATTAAACTTAGGCTCTCCTGCTCTGCGCTGACGATCCATCACTACTTTTTCTTTCCACTCTAACCACTCATTCTTGAAATACGGTATCATATTCATGTCTCTTAATCTTTCTGCGGTTTTCCATGCTCCATAATAGACTAAACATTCATGATAACGAGTATCTATCATAGGAACATCTGAATCACCAGATAAGGCTGTAGGCAAGTGATAGTAATAAATTTTTATTTCTTTTACTTCTTGCGGAATAGGAAAAATATTTAAATGTATATCGTTTATATAATATCCATAGGCAGAAGGCATTTGGACATCACCAACATCACTGGAAATATTGTAAATCTGATCCATACCAATACGAGTCATTTGATCGCTGTCAAAGTCTACTCTGTAAATACGAATCATATTTGCCAGATTAGAGCTACCTGCGGAAGCTGCATTTTCTACGATTGTCCATGCAACAACAGATACACCATTACCATTCACAAGCTGATATGCTCCAGTTCCTGCAACACTGTTTCTTGTAGCATAACCTGAAAATAGATTGGCTTCATCTGCTAAAATAGTCTGACCTTTATTAATCAAATCTGTTAACACAGCATCTGCAACTACACTGGTATCTTCTACGCCAGTAATATTTCTTATTTCGGTTCTAATTTGAGTTAATGTCATAATCTCTCTAAGGCGGGGCGAGCGTAATGCCCGCCCCTTAGTTAGTTACTGATTACAGATCAGTTCTTGATGTTAAATACTGAATAACAGCGTAGTCTTTGCTGTCAAACGTACTCATTCCTACACCGTAGATTTGACCTGCTGCAATACCAAGTTTGTTTCCATAATCAAAGGTTTTTTCAACCCAGCTCATTTCATCCACTTTGGCATGACAAGCAGCTCCAGCACCAAGAAATAGGTTACGAGCATAAACAACAGAAGCTCCACCACCATCTGCTGCGGTAGTGATTCCTTCATGCTCATGCACGATTACACCATCATACATACCTAAAGCACCAGAAAAAATTGGATTTTCAGATCCTCTGACATTCGCATTTTTCTGAGCGTTTAGCCATGTGTCATCTTTAGCAAGATCATAGGCTACTTCAGGATGCACTAAAAGAACATAGTGATCTTTTCCATCTACTCTGATAGGCTTCATCTTGTAACTCTTAGTAGTACCAAGCATAGCCATCTTCTTTAGCTTAGAAATATCCTCTGCTGTAGCTAAATCAGTGGCAGCAACAGCAGCTTTTGGATCTGAGTCAGCATAGACAGATCCAGCAGTTGCTGAATCTGCTCTTAAATAAGCACCAGCACCTGATGTTTTTGTTAATGCACTAAAAATTTGTGCATCGTGATCTTCAGCATACTGTCTTTTTAACTGAGCAAGAGCTTCTGAACGATAGTTATAAAGCACTTTACTATCGTCAAAATTACCTGCATTAATTACACCAAAACGCCTTTGCGCAGTAGCGACAGTTAATTCATGGGAAGATAAAAGTTGTTCATTAGCTTCCAATGCATTATCACCAGTTATTGCTGTTCCTGTGTATCCTACCAAACCAAAAGTCATATCTTTACCTTTGCCTTCTGGCATAGTTTTAGAAACGATCATTGATTCAAATGTGTCCCCCATGAACTTAGAGAAATAAATCTCTTTTCCAACTTCATACGCAAGTTGCTTCGCCCATCTGGAGACGTTTAAGGCTGAGTCCCAAGCCATAATAAACTCCTATATTATTTAGGATTCCAACAAAGCCTGCATACGGACATCTTCAGGTAGTTTATTCCAATCTGCCTGAGAGATAGCATCAAAGTCAATCGCAGTTTTATTCCCACCAGTAGCATTAGAAAGTGTTGTTGGCACTTCATCTGCTTGAGTAAGTTTTTCTGTGACTTGTTTCACGCCTTCCGTTTTTGCTTTGCTTTTCTCCTGTTGTATTGTCATAAGCGTGTACGCATCTTCAATTTGTGCGATCCCACGCTCATCTCCGAATTTGGCAACAGCTTGGAGTGCTTCATTAGACATATCAGGGTGTGATTTGATAAAACCATCTATCATATCCTGTTGAGCTGTTTTCATTCGTTTCTCATTGATCTCTCTTTCTTGTATTTTGCGCTGTTCAGCGAATTGTTTTTCTACGATTTTAGAGATATGTGGGGTGAATGAATTAGCATCATACGGATCTAATTCTGGCAATTCTGGCTCTACTTTCTGTGGAGCGGTATTTACCCTAACTTCATCAAGTGACTTACGCAGTTCACCAAGTTCATTGGTCTGCCTGCCATTGAGTTCCTGAAGATTCCTATAAGACTTATCTGTATTTGAAGCATATTCTACCAACTCATCCACAGAAGAAAATTCTCTGTCTCCGACTTTATAGCTTTGTGTTTCTGCAACAGGTGTCTCTGCTGTTTGCTCTGTTACATTTGATTGTGGAGAATCCGTGGCAGTGCCATCCAATTCTTTAGCCTCATCAATGTAGTTTACTTGCTCTTCCATTGTACCTTGTCCTTTGTTTCGGGGGTGTTATGAATCACGATTTATCCTTACCAGCCATAGGCTGTGCTTGCTGCGCTTGCATTTGTGAGGATCGCTCTTCTTCAAATTTCTCTAGGATTTCCCTTCCTGCATCCATGTCGGAAAGCTCTACATAGAGCGGGAATAAACTGGCAAATCCATTCCTGACAAGTTCGCCCACCTGCTGCGCTTTGGCAGCTTTCATTGTAGGTGAGTTCTCGCCCTTATCAAGAACAATATCAAATTCAAATTTTTCAAAGTTGGTTAAAAACCTTGCTATGGTCTCATTAATGACTTCTACCTCTTCTGGAGACTCTGCTTTTTCGGTTTCTGCACCAATAATTCTTTTAATTTTATCTGGAGTATAAAATTGTTGCATATTTTTCAATGCCTGCATCAGAACAGTGGTCTTAGTCATGTCTAAGTTTTCCATCTGCTCTTGCAAAGTCATCATACCTTGTCGTATTCTGGTCTGTGCAGCAATACCACTTTCTTTGGTAGAAGTAGCTACTCCCATCATAGGATCAGTAGCACCACTAATTTCTTTGGCATCAAACTCCGCTTTTTGTTCCATAGCAGCAATACTGCCTACGATAGAAAGGTGAGAGTTTGACCATTGCTGCATAAAGTCCGTAATTCGCCCCTTAAAGCCAGGAATACCAATCCACCTACCTGATGTGGAGGCTTCGTTCATTTCCTCCTGTGAAACCTTATTTCCTGAAAAGACACCGCCACCTCTAGGAGATCGGTTGATAATATCCAACATCTGTGAACGCCTTTTATCTTTTTCACGCTGTGGGTCTTTCATATTTTCTACAATACCAAAGGTTTCAATCGTATCGCCCATATCTTCAAAGTGATAAAAGTAAGGAATCAACGGAAATTCGTTGTGCATATACGGATTATTCTTTTTTTCCTGTAAAATGTGCATACCAGCCGATAAAGTCACATAGGTTTTAGGAACTACCCTACTAATTACACCAAAATCTGTTTTCATAGGTACTTTTGCAGCCTCTTCCAGAGCTTGTAACTCTTTAATTTGCTTTTCTGCTGCTCTTTTGGACTCAAAACCGTTTGGAGAAATTCTTGCAGAAGCCTTATTGATGATAAAATGCTCTTTTTCGTACTCTCTGTTCCACATTTCCAAGACTCTAACCTTTCTATGAGCAGGATCTAAGTGATATGCAGGGTTAATCGGTTCAGCATTACGGTAATAACTACCAATTTCTTGCCCGATTTCGGCAGGTAAGTCCATAAAACTCTCTACTGTTTCCATTTCCCCTACTACATCAGGGTACATAGAGCGTAACTGATTTAATGTTAAATACTTAGTACGCGCTAAATAATTCCAATCTTTGGTATCTGGAGTTCTACATTCAGGATCTATATGAACATTTGCCCACGACTCTCTCTTAACCGTTAATTCACCATCATAATATTTCCCTGGTTCTACACATACATCAATCCACCCTCTTCCTGTAATCACACCATCCTTAAATACGCGACTGAATAAGCTCTGTAATTTGCGATTTCTGTCCAAATGATATAAAAGAGCAGTCGTGAGCATAGCTTCGTTCTCATCATCGGATTCTACAGGGCGCGCCTTCCATGAAGATCTACCCTGTCTTTCTACTCCAGTCACTAAATTGACTTTCGGTAAAATAATATTTAACTGCAATGGCGGTCTACCCTCTGCGCGTAATGTCTGTAAATCTGCTTCTTCCCATTGACCAGTGCCAAAACCACCTGTATAAAATCGTGCAGATTCCTCTGCTGCATCCATCCAGTGAGAATCATTCTCCAACATGGCTTCAAAAACTTCATGTACTTCGTGTAAATTCATGTACTCATCCAACTTGTGCGTTTATTTTGTGAAAAACCCCATAAACCATAATCATCACTTGGTTCTTGGGGAGAAAAGCTATCTTCGACATAATGTACGAGATACCGTAAACAATCCATTGCGTGATCATTCTTTTTAACGGGTTCTTCTGGTAAGTTTCTATTTTCAAATCCGTGTTTGAGTTCCTTCCACTTATAATCAACGATCTCTTCCAGTAAAGGTTTCATATTTAATTTATTAAAAAACAATAACTTAGAGCGCATATTCTCATCTACCTTTAAATACGAGGAGACTCTTTCAAATCCAGCACGCTTATCATTTTTTGCTTTTTCCCATTCAATTCCATAGTCATACCACTCATCCGCAACGCTATTCCCATCTCTTTCGGTGCGAACAATACTAGGATCTGCTAAAAAAGTGTAGTTTACCCCGCTTTTTAACCTGCGTTCTACCTTTGGGACTAACATTTCTATGGTATGCTCCGATTCATAGATTAAATCGTACACATAAATCGTGCCTTCTTCATCCGTAGCAGCAAACAGTATAGAACTGGGGTTACGATACCCATAATCATAGACTACATAGTGATTCCACCATTTTGGAATTTCAAAAGACTTAATACAATGTGTTTCCTGCTTAAACTCTGGATATACCAACCCTGCAAAGTCATCCCAACTGCAATATACATACCTGTTGACCCATTGATCTGGCATAGACAGTAAAT